GATACCTAAGGTTTCGAAAAACACCGGTAACATGTTCTTTAAGTTGGTCAAGTTTTTATCGTTTTGCGCTCCATATTTCAGGATTTCGTTTAACGCTAAATTAAAACCACCTTCGTTGACCACTGCATTGTAAGCCCCGGCAAGTTTATTGACCCTAAACAATGTTTTCAGGTTAGCAAAAAGCATATCTTTTTGTCCAGCCTTATTCACGGTTACGGTATCCAAACCAGCATCGAAAGCAAAAACACCATCACCGCCGTTGATCTGATCAATGCCTGAACAGACCTGGCTTTTATATGTGTTTAAAACATTTGCAAACTGGGTTTCTTTTGCGGCTGCCATAGCTGCGAAAACCTCATCATACTTGTTCTGAACGTAATCAGACATTGCAATAGTGTTGTTCTGAAACCAAGCCGGATAAACCTGGAATCCTGAAAAAATACTCACCGAAGTAAGCGTTTTTTGTTCGGAATCCGAAAGGTGGGCTGGGATGGTAAAACTTTCGACTGATGTAGTAGTGATAACATCTTCTTTTAGCCCTGTGTACTCGGTTGTTCTTCCTTCGACCGTCTGTAAATGTGCGGTCAACGTAGGGTTTAGTACCTTATTGAAGGGCGTATTGTATTTCGCGCACTCAATAAGGCCGTACCTTTGTAATAATTTCTCGGTTTGGGTCATCCTATCTTGATAGGCCACCAAAGTCGAAAAATCAATAAAACGATTTGCCATAAAATTAAATTTTAAAAGTTAAATAAATGAGTGCATAAATGGTCTGTCAGTTATAGCACGTTGTTTTCCTTGCATAATTCTGTAAATCTGGGGGAAAATTTCGGTGAAAGCTGGTCAATTTTTTCAACAGTCATAATGAACTCTTGGATTAATTGCTGGCTTGCACCTTTATTCATTCCCTCGGGAAGAATTAAAGCTTTTGTTTTGTTTGCAGGTGGTTTCCCCCCGCCACCGGATGCCTGGTCTATCAGGATAATTTCCTTCAGTTCTTCATCGTTTTTCAACAAGTCAGAAACTAAATACTTTTGATAATCTTTTGTAGCTATCAAATTGTCATTTTCATCGTAGGACAATTCGTAGTTCTTTTTTAAGCGGTCTATCGCATTTTGCTGTTTTGCTTTTGCCTCAAATGGATTTACATTGCTGTCCACCTTAGGCATTGCATCGGCTATCGACTTGCTAAACTTGAAATTCTTGTGAGTGGTTTCCAGTTCAGAATACTTGGTTTTCCATTCATTTTCCTTTGCAGTAAGCAAATCCGGGATTTTTGCCACTTCAGCTTTTGTTTTTTCAAGTTCTGTCTTGATAGTAACATCACCCTCGTGGCTTTCAAATTTCTTTTTCCATTCGTCACGCTCTTTTTCAAGGGCGGTAAGTTTTGGCTTTGCAACTTCCGGGATAAATTCTCCGGTTATCCGTTCAAAATACTGGGACACTTTTTCGTCAGTACCTTTGCGTGGAATCCCGGTAATAGTGGTTAATTTTTCAGCAAAGCCATTTAGGATGCCATCGGCATTTTTATTGGCCATCGCTTTCAATTCAGCCTCTTTGGTTGCATAAACTGTTTCAATTGCCTGAATCTGTTCAGGTTTTAAATCTTTTGCTAAATCTTCGGTAAGTAACATAGTCTGTTATGTTTTAATTATTGTTAATATTATTGTTTTGCTTTTTCGATCATTGCCTTTAAGTCATCGGTTAAGATATTTTTCTTGACCGTTAAGCCTAATTCTTTAGCCTCTGCGAATAATGCTTTTCTTTCTTCCCTTACTTCGTCAGTTGAAGAAGTGGCTGATTCGAGTACTTCCAGTCTTTCGGCCATTGCTTTGTTTTGTTCAATAATCAAAGCGTTTTGTTCCTTCAGTAATTGAACTTCTGTTTTTGGTTTTTCACCGACCTTGATGCTTTGTTTTATCCGGTCGTTTATTTCGGCTATTTTTTCGGTATCCTTTACCAAAGGTGATTTTGAATCATAGCACCCTACGCACTCAATTTCACAAGCCCCAAGTTTCTTCCAGTTCAAATCACCCAACAGGTCGGCAATTTCTTTTTCTCCTGCGAATTTAGATGTCACTACCTGGTTCTTCAATTTTCCGTTCTGATCGTAATTGGCCACTTTGCCCATTACCATCCTCATTTTGTAAACTTGCATAATCTATTATGTTTATTAATTTGTTTAATATGTTTCTTGCTATCTCTAATTTTTTGCTCATTGATACCGATTCTCCAAAATATTCGGTGAAAAATATATTGATATTTCCATATTCAGCCTCAAATAAATCAATATAATAGTTAAAATTTAACCTTAATTCCTTCATTTTAGGGTCAATGCCCTGGATGGAGTTAAATTCTAAATCGCTGATAGTCGAGTAAGGTAGTAACTTATAGAGCAAATTTGACCGTTCGAACCGTTCCGGGTTATTTTTATAGATCGAATAGTTCAGCCTGTTTATTATATTTTCCTTATCAATAGGATCGATGGCTTTTGCAAGCGATTCCCTCAATTCGAATTCGGTTTCAAGATAAAAATCAGTTCCCCGGTCAATTGAGCAATCAATAAAAGAGTTTCCGAAAACAATCTTTAAAGCTTTAAAATCTAACGATTTTTGTAGCTTAGAAAGTTTTCCGCTCAATTCGATCAATGTGTTTTCAAGTGTCTGGTTTCCACGTGCTATCTGATCTATATTTTTCGCTTGGCCATTAGATAGCTCAGTTCCTTTACCAACTAATATATATTTTATCTCGCTATATTTTTCATCAATAAATTTATTCCACCATTCCAATATTTCGACTGGGATGTAATGGAATTTAACAAAATTAGCATTAAGGTCAATTGGACTTTCCCCGTTGTCCCCGAATTTAGGGATGGGTAATCCTATGACAGTACCGGCCTGTATGATTGTTTTTGAGTTACAAATAGGACAGGGTATAAGTTCGTCTTTATTGCCCAATACTCCGTTCATCCCACCAATATACCCATTGATACATTTCGTTCCGTTGCTAAATTCCTTGTTGCATGGTTTTTGGTTTTGTTTATAATGGGTGATCACCGGCATTGCCCCATGTGGCAGGCACATTTTTTGAAGCGTATAATAGTTTACATAATTTTCAAACTTCTCTTTCAAGTTCGAAAATATACTTTTACGCACCACAAAACTTTTATTGTTCAATGGTTCTACTGAAATAAAATCAGCAGGGCAACGGCTAATTTCGTGGGCGTTTTGGCTTTCTAAAATATAATCCTCACCCTGCATTATGTACACCGAATAAAATTCATCGGTATAATAAAAGTAGCGATCTTCTCCTTTTATGTTTTTGCCCTTAAATGCTATCTTTTTTATTTTGCCTTTATAAGTAGGTTCAATGGCAAAAACATCTCCAATCAATATTTCGTACCTATAAGGTTTTTTTCTATCCTCGTAATCGGTGATAATGACTGAATTATGGTTATTGATAAGCGAATTAAAAACCTCATCTTTATAAAAAGTGTTCCATTCTTTTAAAATGGCATTAGCTGGCTGCTTTGATGCGTTCGAGGTAAAATTATACTCATAATTGGCGTTCGTTGCGTCAAATACTTTCTTTAATTCCGGTATAATGTCATCCTGGATAAGCGAAGCGGTGGGCAATGGATGGCGTATAAATTTCATAAATGACTTGAAATTTTCTTTTAGCATCCACCCACGCATCCAATTAAGGAATGGGTTTTGCTGATTCCAAATGTCATCAATGATTTGGTCGGAATTTATATAGAAGTTTTTCGCTGAATTGGTCTGTATGAAGTAAGCAAGCTCTTGTTCGTATTTAACGGCTTCGTTTATTTCGGCTTTATACTTGCAATTTTCAATAAATTCTTTCATCCACAGACAATTGTTTCGCAAATATACAATTATTTACAAAACAATGCTAAATAACATTTATTATTTTTTGGAGTTGTTGATTATTTGTTCCACGTGGAACATCAACCCATAGAGATATTGCCGTAATAATCCTCCATATTTTGGGTGTTGTAGGCAATATGGGCATATCTTGCAGCGTCCCACATGTGATTCCATTTGTCAATAGGTTGGTTGATGGCTATCCCATTGATCAATTTCATTGTGTAGTTTTCTTGTTCTTTTCTGGCGAAGGAATAAAGATGATTTTTTACTATATGGATTTTCTTCTTTTTCATCGAAATTAGCCAATAAATTACCGACTTTGATTTTCGCACTTTCTTAATGTTCCAACCCTTATCTTTTAATCCCTTGACCATTTCAATCGTGCCTTTATTTTCACCGGTGTATTTATCTGCACTATCGGCACTGCATGGTATTTCTATATCAATTCCGTGGCTTAATGCAAAATCGTGTATCAATGTGTCATTTTCTGTAGGTTCATACAATAATGGCTCAAACCATATATTATAATCATCTTCAGCATATTTGACCATTACCGTTGGGTCGGTTGTAAATCCAAAATCCATTCCAAAAGAATATCCCATATCAGGAAGCTCATCTATCCAGTTAACATATTGAAATATCAATCCCTCAGGGGCTGATCGGATGCCCTCTCCATAGACCTGCCATCTATATTTATCCGCTGTGCCGTTTTTGCAGTTTTCAGGGTGGGGACGACGTTCTTTCTCAGGTAGGTTTAAATCATCAAAATGCCAAGGGCAAAGGCTTTCTATTTCTTGTACTACCGATTTTTGAAGGTGTTTATTGTTTTTGTAAGTTGAATGGGTAAAAAATGTATTCGGCTGGCCTTCCAAATCAAAACACCAATGTTGAGTATATTTAGGATTCCAGTCCATAACGAGCAGTTTTCTGCACCTCAACCTTAAGCCATCGACCTTTGATTTATCTTGATTTTCTAAAGCTTCGTTGATGAAAATCATATCAGAGGGGTATCCCTCACTTGAATCATCAAGGCCACGAAACATTACTGGATTCCCAAATAAATTATAATCGGGTTTTTGTGGATTTCTTAGGTTTTCTTCGTCCCATATGCCGATTTTTAAAAGGCATTTCTTGAATTCTTTAAATGTGTAATCTTTGCAGTTGGCCAAGGTCTCTCGAAGAATGTAAATTTCATTATGCTGGTTTTGGTTGTGGTCACAAAATAGAACTAAAAAATGGAAGAAGTCCCACGTCTTTGAACTACGGCTTGAGCCTTCATTGCATATTATTACTTTATTTTCTGGTGAGTAATTTTCTTTGTAAATCCTAACCATTTCATAAAACAAATAATTAGGGTCAAAATTCATTCTGATTTAAGGTTTATTTCTTTACCGTTGTAGTTGAGTTGGATTTTAGGGGTAAATAATTCTTTCCCATTAGCCCCAGTTACTTCTTGTTTTATCCCATACTCTTTATTGAATTTCCTTTCAAGCATCCACGCAGCCGCTTGCCAAACTGGTTTACCTGAATCGGTGGCAGCTTTCAATATTACAGATTCGCATAATTCTTTTATTTTTAACTTTCCAGTATTTTCGGCTTTTTTAACGCTTTCGGAAAAATCGGAATTAAAACGAGGGCTTTTTTCATTCAACCAATCGCAGAAAGTATCAAAATGTATTCCTGCAATATGGCAACTCTGAACCCTTCCATTACCTTTAGATAGGCTTTCTATTATTTTATTTAATATATCAGGATTATTGCTTTTCATATTTTAAAGATAAAAAGCCGGTTATTAACCGGCTAATTTTTTTAATACCATGCTCCACCCCAAGGGAGGATAGAATCATTAATTTTTTTCATTTTGCAAAGAATTAATATTAATTATTCGTTCAGTCGGGTAAATACCCTTATCGAAGTACAAAGATACATTTTTATTTGAATCCAAGATAGGTTTGTTGTCATTATTTACAATTGTACGATACGCCTGATTACGTTGCATGGATTGCGGGTATTTATTATTATTCCAAAATTCCCTCATAACTCCTTTTAGTGTATAGATATTATGTGCTTCAACCGATTCGCTCCACGCCTTTATTGACGACTTAACTAAATATTTATTAACTTCCTTAAATTCACGTTCGAAAAAAGGTTTATTATCAACGCTTACATTATAAAAGTCGTCAAATGTATAAACCCCTGTCCCTTTGATGTGCGAATAATTGATGATATCATACTGATTTGGGAATATACTGCTGAATGTTTTTTTGATCCCATCGTAAAAATTTGTCTTATAGGGCATCCCTAATTTAACAACATTAATACCTTCATTGATTAATATTGGGATTATCTTCTTTACATAGTCTTGGAATGTTTTCCGCTTTACCCCGTATTCAATTTCTTCTTTGGTAAACGAATTTAATCTTGATGAAGAAAACGAATCAACTTCTTTTTGGTTCAAATGCAAGGCTTCAGTGCATATATTATAAATGCCTATTCTTTTACATCTTTCAATAACTTTATATACATCATCAATAGGCATCCATGATTCTAAAATTGGGTTTAAAGCGATAATTACATGATACCCTTTGTTTTTTAATTTTTCAGCGGTTAAAAATCTTTCTTCTGTTGATGGGGCGCCTGGTTCAATCCTTTTTCTTATTTCTTCGTCCAATGTTGTTATTGTAATATAAAAAACAATATCCATCCTATTACTAAATGCTTCGATAAATTTATCAATACCTTCGCCGGTTTTTGTTTGAACGAACAATCCATTTTGAAGTCGGTTTAATTGCCTTGCGAGTTCGATGGAATGGATATAATTACTTTTACTGAACGGGTCGGTTTTGTTGGATAAACAAATCGGATAACCTTCTTTTATTAGGTTATCTTGAAATGTTTTGATGCATCTTTTGTCGATTTGCCGGATAACTGATTTTAATTCCAAGTACCTAGCCTGTTTCCTTATGTTTGCAAAACAATAGCAACAATTGTGGGAACATGTATTTCCGCTTAATTCGAGCGGTGCGGGGTGAAACATAAATTCACCGATAAAGTTTTCTATCATATAAATTCAATTTTAAAGTATTTTTTCTGGTTTTCTTCAAATATTGATATTGATTTGAATATCCGGGTTATTTTTTCTGACGTTAATTCATCCCGAAATATTAGGTTTTGAATATTTCCAAATAACCGGGTATATTTTTTGTTTTTTGAATAACCGTGTTGGATATAATTAAGTGTCCCTTTTTTTATATTTTCAAAAGATGTACTTTTTACTTTTAATTCTATATCCATTTTTATCTTTTATGTTCCACGTGGAACGGTTAGAAAATAAGTCCGAATTAAATTCATAACCCGGACTTTAACATCCGACAGAATTGTCGGAAACTGTCGGATTATATCTTTGTCTGTCCGTATGGACGATACGTATTTAAAAACAAAAACTTTCCTTTATTAGTAACTAATAAATCCATTGCGAAACCATTACAATGAGCGTACCAATCGCCTCGGTTACTGTTGTTGTCGTTCCCGTTTTCTACGGCGAATTTTTTGATTCTTTTTAAGTCAGAATCGGTCGTTGTAAATTGAAAAGATTTGTAATTACCTTCGATAAGGTTTTTTTGAAATTTTGAACCATTTTTTACGGTTACTGATACATTTTCCAATTTTGGATGAATGTTGATGTTGAACGTTTTCATAGTTGACAATTTTTAGTTATTATTTAATATGTAAATGTAGTTATAATATTTGAATACTTAATTTAACATAATACAATTAATTATATGTTATAAAACAGTTTTTAGAACCTTTAAAAATAACTTCAAATCATTATCTTCGCCCAATTCTCTTTTTAATTCTACCCATTTATCATAATCTTGTTTTGATACAACGATAGTGATTGGGTACGGTATTCGATCTTCAATGTATTGTTCTTTGTTTTGCATCTGTCTTTGAAAAAAACCATCTTTAACCTCAAAATCCCAATCTTCTAAAAATGATTTGTCAAAGTCGCTTTGGACTAAATCAATATCGAATGTACTGGAATCGCTTGCATGATTATCAATGAGGGCTAATTGTTTTCTTTTTTCATCAGATGTTTTTAAGTCAGTCCTTTTTATTGCTATCAATTCCGATCCGTCTGTTTCAATTATTTTTATTGGCCTATCCCCCCATCCTTCTTTTACCCCATTTCCGGCAATTATTTCATTATCCGAATCTATAAGGATTGAACGACCTGCTCCAAATTCATCTAAAGACCTTTTTATTATTTTCCTATTTTTATCGGAATGGTCTCTATAATTTCTTGCATCAAATTTTATATTATTTCCTTTTTCAGCTTTCATAATCTATTATTTAAGCTTTATTTAACAATAATTTGTTATTTAGCCGGTATTTTGAGCATTTTATTTAACATAAATAGATATAAAATCACTTATTTTTAATTTAATCCTTTTAAAATTGACCACTTTATTTGTTCGCGTGTCGATTGTAAATTGATAACCCCTGCCTGGTATAAGCTCTTTGCCTTTGTTTGTCAGTAATTTTACTTCGTATATCCCGTGAGCAGGATTATTGACCTTACAATGTTCGTTTACTTTATTTTTCATTTTTTGGCTATTTCTTCCCATATTTTATCAAAATGCTCTTTTGAAGGCCAGTTGGTATTAAAGTCTATACGCTCTTTTGGCTTGTTTCTTTGTAATGGGTTTAATCTATTCGGGTAACAATAACAGGTAGTTTTTTGCTTCCTGAATATGTTTTCAATGTAAAAAGCACCACATTAGTAGGCTCTTTGCTTTTATCAAAAACAGGTTCGTACGGTTTGGTTGTATTAACTTTTGGCAATAATTCGCCTGTTTTTTCGATTTCTTTAACCATCTCGTCTCTCATTTTTCTTATTTTTTTTATTTTATTTTTATACCCATCATCAAAAATAGGTTGAAAAGTATATTTATGCATAAGTTATTTTATAAATAATTGATAAATATTACAACCCCCGGTATTTAGTTATCCAAAGCGTCCCCCCCGATATTGCAATCTTTTCATTTGGTTTAATTATAAATTGCCTGGGTTGATTAGCCCACAGGGGCATTGTGCTTGAACTTGCTGCCGGGGTTGCTCCTATTGAGATAAAAGAATCCATGTCGGTATTTAATTCAACACATGTAATAGTTGAAATGCTAATTATACCTGAAGCCGCTCCTGTTAATACTTTTTCAGTTGTATCTGTATCCGGACTACCTATTTGTACAGGGTTGCCTTTTTCGTCATATAATAATGACATCGTTGCATAATCTCCTTTTGCCATTTTGTTTATGTTTTAAAAGTTAATTTTTAATTATAAGCCTTTGAATTGCGGTCAAAGTCTTTATTATCCTCAATTTTGATATTGAAACCAAGGCATCCAATCCGGCAAAATTATATTTTCCATAAGGCAAAACAGCCTGATCGGTAAAAGGAAAATCATATTTATTCAATAAACTTTTAATTGCACCACTTCCTGGAGCATAATATGCCTCTTTTGTATACCCAGAAATAGTCAAATCATTATTTCCTGACACATTGATGTATTTATCGTTCACTGAATCATAATATACCGTGACCCCTTTTGTCAAATTAACCGGTTCATTATAATCACAGGTTTCGGCCCAAAATGTTGACTCGGTAATCCCAGTCATAGTACCATTATTTGCGTTGATATACCCATACCCTTTTACCCCATTCCGGTGGTTTAAAGGCCATCGGTCAACAATTGTCAACCCAGTTAGGCTTGTATACCTCAAATCGGTATATACGGCATTTTTTACGATCAATAAATCCGTTATTTGCATTGCACCAAACACGGAAGCATTATTCCGGCTTGCCAAATGTAATTTTAAATTCGCTAAATTAGATGAAACTACTTCCTGGTAGGTAGTATCTTGAACCCCCACGCTTACAAAATCAACAAATAACGTCAATTGAGGGTTAGCTGTAGCATCCCTATTGATGACTAATTGAATGTAATGCCATTTTCCATCGCAAACATTTGTGTTATAATATACTTGGTTTGAACCGGTTGCACTTTTTACCCAAAAGTTTATTTTTGAACCAGTTGGGTTATTTGAGTTGAATGCACATAATATGTCACCTGTCACCGAATAGTTAGTGCCGATTTCTAATCCTACAAAAGTGCTTGTTTGACTACTTTTAAACCAAAATCCGATAGTTAATTTATTTGTATCAGCCAAGGTGATAGCGTTATCAGTTCTGAAGCAATCATCCGTGCCTTGAAAATTAGCAACAGTATTATTTGTGATAATTGCATTATAAATGCCTTCTAATCCACTTAATGTTTGTAAAGCTAAATTTGCGAGTGGATAATAATCTTTCGGGTGCACCCCATCACTTGTATAAGTAGCCGGCACTTGCCATTCGGGTATTGAATGCAGGTCAATATAACCGTGGGCAAATGTTTTATAATTATCTAAAATTAAAGCATTTACTGCTACATTATTCGTTTCAACGGCATGATTGACTAAATTAGCAGTGCCCACTATAACGGTAGCCCCTTTACTTTTGCACCATAATCCAATATCCCTTATATTATTGTACACCTGGGTAACCGTTTTTCCAGCTCCTAGGTCGTTTAGATTTTCAAAATAAATTACATAATTTTTTTTTGTTTCCGAAAAAGAAGGAAGTACTTCAGCATCAAGCCCAGCCAATATAGCTGTACCTGTTTTGCTGTTTACCCCCAAATTAACGACCGTACACCCACTTCCTAAGTATGTTTGTAAAATTGTCGGATAAGATGGGGTTGTTGGACTGCCAAAAGTACCTAAAGTGATGGAATTTCCTACGCAAATGATATTTAGGTCGGTTGGTTCGATCAAACCAGCACCCTTAAACCCCCAATGTCCGTTCGAATATACTGGGGCAGTCGAAAAAACATCCATAAGTTTTTTTAACCCATACGAACTTCCCCCTCCTAATTTGCCAAAATTGTTTAACCCTAAAAATCCAAACATATCCCTATATTTTAGGCAAATATAGCTTTTTTTAAATGATATACAAATAAAAAACCCCTCTTTAATTGAGGGGTCAGCCTTAGTATTTTTCAACTAAGGGATTTAATCACATTCATTAATGATATTTTCAACCTCTAAAACATCAACATGTTCGTAATACCATTTACGAGCTTCTTTAATATCATATTTCTTTTCTTTTGCAAAAAGTTCAGCTGCACCTTCATTGGCTTGTGCGTTTGTTTTAGCAAACCACATCCAACCACAATCAGAGTTAATCCAACGGTAAGCGAATTTGTACCCAGCTTTTTTAATCGCCTGAAACCATTCTTTTGAACCTACTTCGATTTCACTTGAAATATTCAAACTTCCGCTTACTTCGTAGTAGTTTAAATTTAATACTGTATTTGCTTTCATAGCTGTAATTTTTAGGTTTTATTTAAAATTTTACTGATTTGATTATTTTAACAACCTCTGAATATTCACCAGCGGTCATATATTTTTTTGCTATTTTGCTTTCAGAAATTCCGAAATTACGGACCAAAAACTTAATGTCATATTCGCAAGAATCAGCTTTTGCGAATTTGAAATTCTGGCAATGTTGAACAAAAGCGTAGGCTTTTAATTCGAATAAACTCTGTGGAGTTGCCTGTGCGTTTCCTGTTTCAATTGCGAAAATTTCAGCGAAAAACTTGTTTCCGTTTGCATTTAAAAAATCAACAGAATCGGAACAAATAAAGGCTTCTTTTGAGGTCGTGTCGTTAACTAAATAATCAAGGTCGTTAGTATTGCGGTCACTTCCTAAGTTTTTTAAAGCCTGTCCTCCGATTAGTATTTTATTTTCCATTTTAGTTTTTGTTTGATTTCTTATGTAAATGTAGGTATAATATTTGAATTGGCAAATATATTAACCAATTATTTATATATTATTTATCTATAAGAATTGATTTTATATAGATTTTATCTATGAAAAAAGCCCCGGAAAACTGAGGGTTTTTTGGCCCGGGGCAGGAGTTGTAATTAACCAATTTTGAAGTATTTATTTTGGAGTAGAATCATTAATCCAATACTTATTCATTATCAGCGCCGAATCAGCCTCCACGTCTATTTCAAAAGGTGTTATTTTTTTGATCCTGGCATAATGCCTACCTTTTTGGTATCCGGCATTGTAGGCATCTTCAAATAACTCATATGATTGTTTTTTTGTCAAGCCCTGAATTATGTTATTTTTTTCAGGAGCTTGATAATTTTCACAACTTTTTATCATCAAAAAAGCCATAAAAAGCATCCAAAAAACTGTCAATAATATTGTTATCGACAAAATAGGTACTTGTATTTTTTTCATATTTTTTAAGTGTTAAATAGTTTAATTACTTAGTTATTAGTATTTTATCCGTATTTTAAACGTTTAATAATTTTTATACGGTTAAAACGCTTAACTGTCGTTTTTATCTCTGATTATGAAATAGTTAATAAAAACGTGCGTTTATTTGATAGTTAGTGGCAATTAAAAGCCACGATTAATCTGCTGTTCCATAATTCGCATTATTTCCTTTGTTAACCGTTCTGGAAACATAGATGATGTCCACGCTGCTCCAAATGATTCAGGAGCGTATTCGTGTAAATTTGATGATATTGCATCCATTATACTGTCATGTAATGGCGAATATTCTGAATCTCTTTTTTCATTAGACTCTCTCAAACCTTTATATTTATTAAGCAACCAATCTGGGGAAATAGGTTTGAAATGATTAACTTCCACTAACACACGGTTAGCGCAATTGCCGTTTTCGTGGGTATTTGAAGTTTCTTCCATTTTATTAAAGTATTTATAGTTTGATAAATTTGTGCTTTTAAGTCGGCAACTTCGCCAACCGTCACCGTTAACTGCAAGGCTAAAGACCCGCTTCGTTATCAGTTCGTTTCTTAATTGTTTTATTCATTGCTTTTAATAAATCATCAATAAAAGGCTGATGAATCTTTGGTATTTTATTTTTGCGAACTGTTTGGCGTGAGCCGGAAAGCATCCGGCTCAATTCGCCCCAGTTTAAAAGTTCTTTAGCATCCATTATTTTTTTGCTAAAATTGTGCGTTCTAAACTGTAAATGTCATCTTCGTGTTCTACTTCTACGGCTTCAATAGCTGTTTCAGTTTCGTTTAAAATTTCAATGGCTTCGTTTGCGTTTTTTGCTTTAATGTAGCCGTCTGAGGTTGTTACATAGTGTTTCATAATTAGATGGATTTATAAATTGTTTGGAAATTTTCACTTTTATTTTCAATCCAAAATTTAGCACTTGTTTGGGCTGATAATTTTGCAATAATCATATCATATTGTGCTTTTACTTTTTCGTTATCCATTTTACCAGTAACCATGTTGCAAAGTCCTGAGATAACTTCTACAAAAATACTGGAAGCAAATTCAATTTGTTTTTCCGAGCCTTCAAAAGTTGGTATTTCAAATGAAAAAACTTCTTCGTTTGATTTGCCTAAGTTTGTTTTTACTGTTGTTTTCATAGTTGTATTTTTTTTAATTGTTTGATGATGTAAATGTACAACTATTTTTTGAATTGGCAATTATATTAACCATTTATTTTCATTCTTAATAACAAATAAAGCCCAGCAGTTAACACGTTGTATACGTCGGTTTTGCTGGGTAATTCCGTGTAAATTGATAGTTGTGTGCAAGCAAAACCGAACGCATACAACAACCGTTATAACCAACCTTAAAGACCGCACAGCCCATTGCATTCTTCTATTAATTCAGGGAATAAGCTCGGATACTGTGTAAAGTCAATTTCTCTAAGTGGTTTTAAGTGTTTAGATAAAAACGTTTGCCTTTTCAAATTTGGATAGTTGCGAATTGCATCATCAAAATTACAAGCCTTTTCAAACTCATTCGGGTATTGCTTTTTAAAAACTTTCCAATAATTATCAGAATGAAAAGGGCATATTAGGCAAGCACTTTTGCCGGGTTCCCTCATTTCATTTTCACGGAACCAGTTTATTATTTGGTCAATCCGTATTCTATTTTCAATAAGCGGATAGTAGTTTTCAATATATTTCACGGTACTATCCTTTATTCGCTCTATTTCGTCAAGGCTTATGCCTATCCATAGTCGTATTTTATTACCATTTCGTATAGTTTGTAAGTGTTTTCTAAGCGGTGCAATTTTATAATCATTTGTGCATTGGCGCATAATTAAACCACCATTACCCGAAAGCCTTAAAGGCAATGCAGCTACACGGCTTTTTTTGCCATCCAAATAATTTAAGGTATCATCAACTATGTTGCCTGCCGAAACAATCACTATATCAAAGTTGTATTTGTTTTTAACGTAATCTTTTAGCCATGTTACATAAGAGTAAACATAGTCAGGTTCACAACCAGTGTCACTGAATATTGCTAAATCAGGCTTGAATTTATAAGCACCTTCCAAAGCTGTTAATAGCATATAGCTACTTTGTTTACCAGCACCCAAAGAAATGACATTAATAAAAGGCTGGTTATAACACGTGCTATATGCCAGTTGGGTTTTATCGGTATTTGAATCGTTCTGCATCTAATTTAGTTTAAGTGTAATTTGATAGGGCGGTGCTCTGTAATCCCAACCGGACACATAGCACCACCGTTATACGCAATTAAGATTCTGCCAACTTTGAGATAGTTGCGATATAAGTTTCATTACATCTCGTTCTTTGGTTTTGCCAGTCGATAAACTTTTCCATAAGGTTATTATTTCCTGTACTTGAAATCATTTCTACAAGTTCGGATTCAATTTTCGATAACCTTTCAACTTGCTTTTTATGTATTTCAATTTTAGTTTGAATTAGCTTTTCGTTCATAATTTTATTTGTTACTTTTTTACGGTGTTTTTTGAAATATCCATCTTGTGTTACCCAATCAGGGTCTTCAACTAAAATGGTATTCCCATTTCCGTCTGTTTTCTCAATCATTCTCATATAGTTCCGATTAAAAAATTAATAATAAAAGCGTATACCACCATCGTTGGGCGCAACTTAAGCAAACTGCGAACCTTGCACCCATTTAGCTTTACATTGCTGTTTTAATTTATCTTTGATTTTTTCTGAACGATTCCAGTATTGCGATTTATTACCAAAATACCATCCTTCTTCTTCGTTTTGATTTATCAAAGTTAAAATGTGAGCAATCTCACAATCTGTTAATGTTATAGTTTCTAATTTTATCCTTCTACCCATCTATGTAATGTAAATTCAAGCCATTCGGCAGTTAGTTCGTTTTGGCGATTTTTAATATAAACAAGTTCCCAACCTTCACGTATTAATTCATTGAGCATATCCATTCTATTCCCGTCACGTTCGGGTAATATGCTTATTCTTGTAGTCATTAAGCATCCAACACTTTTTTCTCGATTGTGGTATTGCTTACAAAATAAACTGCGCCCAACAACAGGTATATTCAATTGCGGTTTTTGCTTGTTATTGTTCATTTTTATCTCGTATTTAAGTTATTACTGTTTGAAAATTTGGCGCTTCGTAGTCCGCAACTGAAATATACCTGCGGACGTTGTGTGCAATAGCCTTTTTTCGTAGCAAAGTTACTGCTTAATAAACCTTTTTTATTTAATTTTTTGCCCACGCTCTTTGGTTTTTGCAAAACCATTTTGGATTAAAATCTGAATGTATCCGGAAAGGTTTTCCTTCCCGAATACTTCAATACTATCTTTTTTAGCTTTATCCTGTTGTTCTTGGGTAAGGCTTACAGTCACCTTCTTAGTCTTCATCGTTTGGTTTGTAGCTCAACAATTCGTCTGGAGTTCCTTCAAAATCATCAACCTTTATAATCAACTTATTGTCAATAAAGCGAACCTCGTAGTTATACTCCTGCTCATTATCTTTAGTTGTTAAATAAAACCCTCCAATTTTGGTCTTTTTTTCAGCCACATACTGCGCTGCCAAACACCCCATACCATTAGCAAAACCATCCTTCATTGTTTGTTTACCAATCCCATTAATTATTGTTTTGCCTTTTAAAAAGTTAGCTAAATCATGCCCAACGCCATCAATATAGCCATCAAATTGTTGGTACACACTTAAAATTGGTTCTTCTTTTTCAAATTCATTATAGAATTTAACAGTACTTCTTGTTCCCATTGTTTTAAAATTTAAGTTATTAATAATATTTATCGGTACAAATATAGTAAATACTTTTTAATTACAAACTATTTACTTATAAAAATAAAAATCCTCCCTAAAAAATTAAATAAAAAAGTGTTCGTACTTCGATTTAACAAAACTGGAAACTACATGCACACAACACAGTATAAGTAAAAAAAACGTCTTGGTGCGTAATTGAAAGTATGTAGTTCTAATTAAGTTCATATCATTACTTGGCCAAGTGCCTTTTTGCCTTCAACAAGCTCTGCCGTTGAATTGGCTTCGATAATTTTATCAGTTATGCTTTCATATTAATTTTGTCAATTATTTTTAATTATACTATTTATTTTTTTTTGATCTGTCAATTTTCTTGATCTGTCAGGCATATTCCTGAATATTTCTAACCAATCAAGTTCTAATGTCTCTGTGTTTTTTATGTAAAATTTAATAGTAAAATGTTCACTATTTATTTTTATTAGAGTGCTATTGTTAAATAGCTTTTCAACAGGTAATTTGTTTATTTCATTTATAAATTGACCCATTTCTTTTTCGAGCAGGTAATAATCGCATTCGTTCAAAAATCCAGGTGTTTTAATTTTTAAGAATTTTCCTAAATTATACCCTGAATAAACACGAATGCCAAATTTTGAAAATATTGATCTTACTTCACCACCCCAATCACTTATACCAAATGCGGTATCTTTTGTTACTGAAGTTTCTCCTTCTTCTATCAATTCTACAATTGAATTGTAGGCTGATGCTGAAATATCCAGTCGGTTTTCTTCGATATGATTTATGAGTTGAAATAATTTTGATTCCATAAATATTATTTTTATGTTCCACGTGGAACGTTTTTTTGTGCCAATTGATGGAATTGAACCACCGACCTTTATGTAATGATTTATACAATGTTATTATTGTAAACCTATACATTAATGCTCTGCCGCTGAGCTAAATTGGCGAAAGAAACTATTTGTTCATTTCTAAGTTAAATATTCATAATGACTTAATCTTCTGAATATCTTACAATAAACAGCATATCTTAGCATGATTAGTGAATTTATAGTTTTTCATGGATTACTAGTCTCCACTTACCGATATTCACGGGATCACTTGTTTATCTTCAGCAAATAGTTTCAAAATTTTCAATGAACTTTTTTCTTTTAAAAACCACCCGGACAAAGGCCGCATCATCGAAACTAAGCCGGGTGGTAAACCTCAATTTAACTATGAAAAACTGTTTTAATATTGTTTTCAATCGGGAAAAAACATTCTGCGAAGTAATTTTCCCTAATCTTGAAATACTTTGGTTTTATGGCTAAAATAATCCATTCGGCTTGCTCTTTGTATTCGATCAAATAATGATCATATAGTTGTTTGTATGTTAATTTGCTTTCTTCAAAAAGTTGATCATAAAACATTTGCTCTACTTCCATAAACATAGTCATTAGCTTTTTATACTCAAAAAACATCTGACGGCGGTCATAACGAACCTTTGGGTTCATTAATGGCTCAATGGGTTGTAATTTGTCGTTCATATTTTAATTTTTAAGCTCGAATTAATGCCAATTAAAGTCCTCAATTTTTTATTCGCAGATTTTGCATTATCAGCCCAAATAGAGGCAGAGCCCCAGTTAGTCTCAAATTTATATTCAATCTTGCCATTACCGTAGGATAAAAGAGGTTTGGTGCGTTTGGGTGGTTGTTTTGGTTCTGGCAATGGTATTGATTCGCCAGCCATTGGATTGTATGCGCCTCCAATCAAGGCTATTGAGGTAAGGAGTGCCATTCTTTTCATTGTACTCATAAATTTAGTTTGAATTTTTTTTCATCGTTATATTTTTAACCGTAAAATATTTATTACCTCATTATACGCCTGAATAGCATTCGAATACCGGTAATCATCCGAAAGTATTATTTCGTCTTTCCAGTCGGGTACAATTAGCAACTTTGTGCTTTCAAAAAGGTTCATCCTTTTAACCATTTTATTGTATATTTTCGAAGCGGCCGTTTGATATTCAAAAGCTTCTTGTTGTAAGAAGCGTTTTGTTAATTTTTTCATAGTTGTATTTTTTAATCAGGGTATTTATTCCAATATCTTTAATGCTTCATCAAGTGCATCAAGTTTGTTTGGACTTGATGTCGACTTTTTAAAATCCTCTAAAAGAAAATATAAACGGTCTTTTTCTTCGGATGTTAGATAATTAATTAAATTATCAAATACTTGTTCGTTCATAGTTGTATTTTTTTTAGTTGAGTAAATTACAATTCAATTCCATTAATTACCTTGGTAATGTAATCATCATATTCATAGCCACAATCGTAAAGATGATCTTCAGTAAATGCAAAAATTATATTTGTCAAATAATATTCATTATCATTCAACAACTGCTCTTTTGAAGATACACAATCACCATATTTTTTTTGATCTTCAGTAGGATTAATTATTATTTCTAAAGAGTCATATTCATTTATCAAAAGAAATGGATATTTTACTTTATTTATATTCAAAGATATGTATATCTGTTTCTTTTGTTCAAATTCGTTTCTTTTTTTGATCCCTGAAACATAATCGTTATATTCTTGAAGTATGACATCTTTATATTTTTCAAATTCAACATCCGATAACTCATAGATGTATTTCGAAAAATATATCTTATTTTTCCCACTCCCCAACGATCCATAAATACATACAACTTTTCTTCCATAAAATGTAGAACCTGAATTCGAAAAACTATCATATTCAATTACACGATGAGTTTTTAACGCTTCTTTTAATTCCAGTATATGTTCCATAATTTTAAATTTAATTGTTGAGTAAATTTAGTTATAATGATTTGATTTTATATTGTTTGATAGTGTGTTATATAGCATATTTTTAGTTTATATTGCTAAAATGGTAAATCATCCGGCGTGCTATCAAATTCATGCGATGCCTCAATCCGCTGGTTAGCATATTCGATTGAGGGAATATTTTCAGTTGAAAAAAAGCCAGTTGGTAGTTCGTCCCTTACCGGGATTCCCTCTTTGTTCACCCGAAAAATCCAAGATTTAAATTGCTTATTCCTGGTCATTTCTGCAATTATTTCTGTTTCTCCATTGTCGTTAAATTTTTGAGTCCTGAAAACGGTTTCAGCCTTTCTAACCATGAAGCTGCCTAAGTGACCTAATGGGTTTTGGTTGTCTTTCCCTGTGTGCAAAATCCCGTTAATATGACAATTAAAATCCAAGGAATATTTCATCAATTTTAGGACTACTTTTTTGCACTCTTTTTCGTCGTTCATCGAATAAACACAATCAATGAGGCCGTCTAAAATCATCAATCCAACGTTTCTTGTTTTCAAAATATGGCAAATAATAGCCATGATTGTTTCGGGTTCGTGTCCCCTCAAAATAAAATAATGGATCTGTTTAATGTCGCAATTTGCGAGTTTTTTTATCCGATATGCTACCCGGCTGGCATGATAAGGGGCTTGTTCTGTATCAATATAAATCAAATCCCGGTTGTTCAAATTTCCTTTGATTGCAAAATCTTTGCATCCTAACAAGCTGGCTGCAACCATTGAGCTAAAATACGTCTTTTTGCTTTTAGCCATCCCGATTGTCATTGAAATATTTTGCGGGGTCAACACTTCGATCTCGCTGTTATTTTCTTCGATAAACGAAACCAGCGTTTCGGGCTTGACATATTTTTTTAATAGGTCTATTTTTGCCCCTGAAACCAATAAATTTAGTTGTGGTTCGGTAAATTCAACCACTTCTTCATTCATCGCCTCTTTGATTATTTTGTTAAAATCAATCATTTTTTAAGATATTGATTGTATAGTTTAATTTTTAGTTCATTTGGTTCAACCCCTTCAATCAAATCAATTAGCTTTTTTTCAGCTGTCTTTTCTGCATGTTCGATAGGGTTTAAAAGACAATCCCGGACGCTTGACCAACTTACGTCAAAAAATCCTTCGGGCATATCGCCAATCCTATCGTCCGAAATTTGGCAAAGTAAATAAGCAACCTGCCAGCATTCGATCAAATATTTGTTCATCAGTTGGCCGCAATATTTTTGTTCCGGGAAACTTTTTACCATCCACCTCAAAAAATACTCATTTACTCCCTCGAATGTTTGTTCATCATAGCCTAATAGGTTGAGGATGTTTATTGCTTTTTGAAATTGACTATCATAATCACCGACCATGTTTATCCCTTGCATTTCAAATTTATGGCATTTCTCGTTTAAAACGTTAAATTTTGAGGTCAAATTAGCTAGGTTATCAGTTACTACCTTTTTTTGGTTATCGCTTATATTTGACTTTCCTATGATGCTTAGGATTGATTTTAGTTCTCGCTCGATGTCCATGATTATTATTTTTTATGTAGTTTACAATAATTAACTCGTTATTTCAATTCTAATGATACATTGTGTTGTGGCAATTATTTTAACCAAATCTCAGGTGGATATTGTTTATTGATTATTAAGTAGTTGCGTGTTTTAGTGTTTATTCCTGATCCCATTGGTTTATATATTTTACTAAGTTATTGATTATCAATACTTGTAGTTTGGTTAATTTAATTGCCATAATTTAAGTACTGCTTTTCACGATTAATTAACACATATTCGCCTTTCTCGTCTTTACCGGTTCGCTGCCATGATGTTTTTTTATCATTAAGCCAAACGGCAGAATCATTAACAGCTATCTGTATCCGTTCTTTTTCTTCTTTAGTAAGGTAGGTATATTTAGATTTATTGTTTTTAGGCATCCATTCTGATTCAAATCCAGCCCAGCTTTTTTCGACTGCTTTTTTTATGCAATCATTGGCCGTGTGTCCTGATTTTTCTATTTGGGTTTTTATAGCTTCAAATGCTATTTCGGAATTGATACCTTTTTTCTTTTTTCTAATATCTAACCATGTTTCGACTATTTTAGCGTCAATTCCTAAATTTAGAAGTGATTTTTTAAAGTTAAATTTAGGAATTTCAATCGGCTTTTCTTCTTCTTTACTTTCTTTTAATTCTTTATCTTCTTTAGTTGTTGTTGGCTGTCTGTTGGCTGTCTGTTGGCTGTCTGTTGGCTGCATGTTATCTGTATGTTGATTTTCTTGGTATTCTTCATAATTACAGATAGTTACTCGTGTTGTTTTTCTTAAACCTTCCAAAATTACCATGTTATCTTTTTGAAGTAAATTAAAAAATGTTCTAATTTTCTGAATTGACCACCCATTACCAAAAATATTACACCATGAGTTTAATGAGTAAATTGATTGACCTCTTTTGCATTCTATCAACTCACCTTCAATAAGCTCTTTTTTATCTTCATAATTAACCATTATAAGCATGGTTAACCAAGCTTTTAAATAAGCATCATTTTTGAAAATCCAATGAGTTAATATTTTTCTATGAATTTTAATCCATCCGGTCATAATTATATTTTTGAAATATTTTTTTTCAATTCTTTTATGACAATATTTAAATGCCTTGGATTGTCGTAAATTGCAATAAAATTATCCAGGCAATATCCTATATGCAATAAAATTATCGAATTGGTAAAGTATGAAGTTCGATTAAAAAACCTCGTTTTTGCATCAGCTAAATAAAAAGCATCTTTAGTTGTAGTCATCGGGATTGCATAACAATAATCTTTAAATACCTTTATAACTACATTAGGTCGTTTTTTTATAGCTGAATTTGATATTATTATGTCTCCTTTTTTAATTATTTTAGGAGGATAATAGTCTATTTTTGTGACTTTGTTTAAAACATGGACAACAAATTCTTTCGAATAAGTCTTATTTCCATCATTAAGCACTTCGTTAATTACATCTTCTTTTAACATATTTTAAATATTAAAGCCCCTACTGGATGCAAAAAATCCAACTTTGAACCGGCATAGCTGCCTTTTAGTTGGATTATTGCCCCAATAGGGGTATTTTGTTCAATGTATGTCATATTTTCTATTTTTAACGGGCGGTTCAATTCCCGGCCAAAAGGCATCACGAAGGTAGTAAATTATTTCAAATAATCAACAATTAGCTATTTTTATTGAATCAATGACATCAATGGCATCCTGGATGGTTTCAATATTTTCAATTTCTTCATCAGGGATATGGATATTAAATAATACTTCGCAATCAATAAGTAAATCAACTGCATCGAGTGAGTCAGCACCTAAATCATGGGTAAATCTAGCTTCTGGTGTAATTTCGGATTCGTCAATATTTAATTTGACAATAATCATCTTTTTTAATTCTTCTAATGTATCCATAATTTTAAATTTTAATGTTAAATAAATCCATATTCCCTATAAAAATCAACAAATGTTTTTTCATCTAAATTAACTAAGATTATACCCATGTTAGCCCTCGCATGTATTTTTATTTTTTTTAGATATTCAGCAAATTCACTAGTGCCATTGTCTGGAGTATGAAATGAAATAAAGTCAATTATTTCACCTAACCATTCAAAATAAGTAAAATTTTGAATATATTTTTTTACTTCTTTCCATATTTCTGTACGGATTAGTTTTTCAATATGCTCATCCGATTTTTGCAGATACATTGCCCGGTAAAGAAAATGGGCGTGATTTTTATCCATTCCATTTTCGTGTTGGATGCAAGTCAGCCAAACCCAATATAAAGCATTTTGGTCATTAGTCCTCTGAATATCTTTTAATTTGCATTCTTTGAGTTCGACCATCTTTTTATCGGTTGCCAGTTTGTTTGCAAATTCAAAAAAGCATTGCTTCTTATATTCATTTGATAAGTCGTATTTCATATTGTTAAATTAATTAATTCATCATAACTTTTTTTTAAGAACTGAAAAATAGATTCATCATCTTTTTGTTGGAAACTATTCGTCCAGCCTGATTCGTAATCGAATTCTTTAAATGAAAATTCGTATTTAACTATCCAACCACTTCCGGTCGTATATATGGCTATATTAATAATTTTAGGATCGTTCCCATTTTTATGTTCAGAATGATGGAATTTTTTTTTAAGCAATTTACCTTCAAATTCGAAAATAGTCCAAATATACCAATAAATATTTTTTTGGGAATCAACAGGAATCGAATCGTTAATATTTAGCATCCTATATTTTTCCGAGAAAATAGATTCATTTTTTCGCCATATTTTTAGTACATTATTTTCTTGAGCATAAATCGCCCGTGCAAATATTGCATCAAAAAACAAATCAAAATCATTATCTTTTGGCAGGCAGGCAGGTGCATTGTGATTATTCGCAGAATAAGAAAGCAATGATTTGTTGATACCATCTATATACCAGCCATGGCTATATGTTATTCTTTTTCCTGTCTTTAACATCCAATCCAAAACAAACATTTTTGTTTCAATTGGGTAATGATTACCAATCAATTTTGAAAAATCAATTTTAACTTTTTTCATGATTTATATTTAATTTATCCAATTCTTTGATATGTGATTCGATTTCTTTGTCATAAATCGAATTTATGTATTCCAATTCAACAGCTACCTTGCAAATGTTTCGCACTTTTTCAATGCCCAATAATTCAACTTTTTTACGGCTGATTTGGAAAGTGACGTTCATTAGGTCGCTTAGGTTTTCCATGGGTTGCTAACTTTCATTTCCTTTAAAAGTGCATTGAATTTAAGCCGGTATTTGGTTGCTTGCTCCCGGTAAAATAACTCAGTATCTTCGCCGGTAAATAAAGACAATTGACGTAAATTGTCAACTGCTTCAACCCCGATTTCAGCGGCTAAATTTAAGCCAAATTGTGCATGTTTTCCTGAACGGTATCTATTGCAATAAGTATCTTGAGGCCGGGCGTTATTTTCGTCAAATCTGGTCAACTTATTCTCGCGCCCGCAATAATGGCCGTTGTCGATATTTTTTATATGGTGAATTGCCCCACAAGTATAGCACTTGCAAAATCTTTCCCCGTTCATTTCAAAGGAAAATTTCAAACGGATATATCTACTAAACCATTTATCAGCCGTATCCATCGCATTTTGCCGGGGCGTTTTTCCTTTTTTTAGCTTATCTTGATGTTTTCCTTTTTTCATTGACGAACCTTTCAAAATTGATTGCCTTTCTTTTTTAGCACAATATCCGCACGGATGGAATAAAGTGCTATTCCATACTTGGCGAAGTGGTTTTTTGCATTTAGGGCAATTTTTCATAATCAATGGCCTTGATTTTTAGCCTGCATTTTTACTTTAGTATACTTTCTTTTATCATTTGCCAAAATAGCTGTCATTTTTTTCTTTTTCCTTTTATTTAAATGACTATTAAATTTTAATTTTGAAAACCCGCCAATACCTTTCCAAATAATTTCATTTAACTCATCCCCCTTTTGTTTGTCGATTCCAGGTTTTTTAATCCTAAATTCTAAAGGTATGTGAATTTTGTCTAAAATTTCATCGGTAAAAGTAATCATGCTGCAATTGAAATAAACCCATCGTAGATATACGGTCTCATTGTTATCTAGGCAATATTTTACCGGTAAATCATAGTGTTTTCCAAATCCAAATATGCTTTTTTTCGGTCAATTTTCTTAATAATAACCTATCCATAGTTATAGCTTTTCATAACATTTTTTGAAATAATAATCCGGCTTTTCAAATTCCTTAAAGCCTTTTAAGCCGTCGTTTTCAACTTCTCGAATGTACGTGACCATCCCGCGATCTATTCCGGTAACTTCCACTTTTACACCTGAAAAAATGTTCTGGTGAGTTGGAGTGATTTTTTCTTTTGTCATATTTATTTAGTTTAATTATGTTAATAACGAAATGGGGTAAAATGTATAATTGCCAGCGGTTCGTTTATGTCGTAATTTTTAAACCAGGCTTCAAAATCAGGCAATGAAAGGCCGTCATTTTTTGCTATTTCTGACCAATCAAATACCATTGGATCAAAACCTTTTTCATTACAAATAAAAGCCCCATGATGTTCTTTATACATCATCATTTCTTGCAACCCGATCCCATCATCTTTACCAAGCTGGCAAATGGTTACTGTTTTTGATTTGCGGGGTTTACCTGACCAATAATATAGTTCCAAAACAGCCTCACCGCCCATTATATTTTTAAAGCGTTTTTCCCAAAGAGGGTAATTTTTGCGGCATGTGTGGAGTTTTGGTTCACAGGTATTAAAGTAAAATTCAGAAAATGGAGATAACCTTTCTATTTCTTGGTTAGACAATAAACTGCAGGGGATAATTCCATTTAACAATTCTTCTACAAAAAACGTAGGGTCACCCTTCCTCGGATGAGTTGCCGGGAATGTCCGTGAAATTTGAATCCTGTAGCGGACGATTTTTTTTGGTTTCATATTTTAAATTTAAAATTTGGTTCGATTAAAAAATGACAGGCAAGCGTGGACTTGGTTATCCGTAGGTCGAGGCCTTTGTTGTCTTTGTGACGTGGACACTTCCAGACTCGCCCGTCAAAATATTTATACACGCAGTTTTTTAGGCACATTTTTTCAGTCATACATTATTGTTCTCTTTATAATGTTTCCATGACATTTTGAAAGCATCCCATTTGGTCGCATACATGCAGCTTTCAAAGTTTTCAATTACAAAGTGATAATGTTCGTCATATTCCCACCATTTAACCCGGTATCCGGGAGGTAATTTTTGATTTGGGGAAAATTTAACTTCTATTTCTTCCATGATTTTTAACAATCAAATGTGTTTTGTAAAATTTTAGCATTTAAGTTAGCTATTCCAAGTTCTGTATGCTTGATTTTAGCCTTGATTTCGTCATAATAATTGCAAGGTAACTTGATGTATTTACCTGAAGGGTTTAATTGCTTTTTTAAGTCCTCTAAATGATTTTCGAGGACGTTTTTGCAATATGATAAGGATTCGTTCATAGTTTCAATTTTTAGTAAAATTAATATTTATTAATTGATTTACTGGCTTTTTTGGTATGTTATAAAACAGGATTACAAAGACATTTCGTTTAGTTTTGCTTCAAAATCTGTGAATCGCAAAAAACCATAATCGCTGTTTATTTTTTTGATCATTTCTTTTTTTATTTTGTCAATGACTTTTTCGGGAGGCAGTGTAGAATAGCATTGCCCGAAAATACCGTTCGGGAAATACGTTTCTTTTGTTACTAAAGAGACGTTGATTTCGTCTAAATAATGGTAATAACTGTCCTTTCTGCTGCCTTCTTTCTGCCTGTCCAATAATGTTATCCAATCATTTGACAATGCTATTTTGTAAGGTGTCTGAAATACTATTTTTAAAACTTCAACCTGAATACCATCTTTCCGGGATGAAGTTGATAAGTGCTTCGAATCATCAGCCCTTACATTTACTTCAATATCGTAAATTATTTGGCCTATTTTGGTGTTTAATTTGAATTTTGGTTTCATTTAATGGTTATTTAATTTTTTCTAATTTAATAAAAGGTTTGCTCATCTCACGGATTGCAGGGGTCATAATTTCGCCCGTTTGTTCGTTGACAACTCCCGGGGCAACCCCGCCATTTTCGAATTCAGAATTGACATTTAATGAGGCTTGCAATTGATAGATTTTTTTTGCTTGTTCTTCGATTGAGGATAACTTCGCTTTTTCGTCAACCCATTTTTCAATGTGATCAAATTTCCAAGTGGTTTTTTGTTGAACTTTAGCGCAATAACCACCGACGATTAACCCTTGTTTTTCAGGCTCACGGCTTACTTCATTTATAACCGATTCGTTAATGTTGTCGATTGTTGTTTTTACGCATTCCGACAAACTTTTTAACTCAATAAAAGCTTTTAAGGGTGAAATTTCACCGTCCAAAACTTGTTGCTCGTATTCGCGCAACTCTTCGAAAATTCTACTGTTGATTCCCATTTTTTTCGTTGTTAAATTTATCTTTCAATTCCTTCATTTTTTTGTCGAACGACTGAACGCCTTTAAGGACTTTATACCTGCTATTATAAGCCTTTACCATGTCATCACCATTTGACCATGTTTCGCATTCAATTTCGAAATTTAAAAGTATTTCGTCAAGCCTGCTGTTTTCTTCGTCCCAGTTTTTTAGGTTATCTTCAAATACTTTACTTGTATTAGTTGATGCTTTTTTAACCGGTTGTTTTGGCTCAACAGGTTGATCTTTGTACTTTGAACCCGTCCATGAGCCCATATAAATATCAGCGGCTACTCCAATTGCTTTCATTGCGACACTTAAGGCATCAGTAAGAGCCATTTTTATGGCTTCGTCACTTGTATACATCCCATTTTTTTCTTTTGCAACAAAAGACGAACCACCAGTTCCCGGAATTGCTTCGCTCCATTCTTCTTTTATCTTAACAAAAAGGTCGATGTCAACAAAGCAAGCTACTTGATTTTCGCTGCCCGATTCAAATCGTTTTTCTTTTATCACATATTTCCAGCCAAACCCACATAAACCAAAGGTTTCGGTCATAATTTCAAACCTCCATTGCGGTTTAATGTCTGTCATTCCGCTTAACCTACCTCCTGTAATTTGTTTTAACGCGGCTGCTGGTGGCTGTTTTAATTTGTTGTAAATTTCCAGTTGATTCTCCATATATTTATATTTAAATTAATATTCGAATTTACTTATAATTACTTGAATAATAAACATGTTTAAAAACAGAACCGGAGCGATTCAAGGTTGAAATTCCGGTCCTGTCACCCTCGCCGGTCAACTGCCGGGTAAGAACGTGTTTAGAGTCACAATAAGACTGTAAAAATTATTTAACCCTCCGTTTGAATATAAACAGGTAACTCGAATGTTCATTAGGATTTGTAAGCATTTTGCTTATTTCCAAATGAACCAATTCCCATCCCGCTTTACCTTTTTCATTAAGGTAAACATCAAACTTATTAACTGTCAATTTATTAGCAGTCTCAACTGTCGTTTTGTATTCCCACATAATTTTTATACGTTTAAAACGCTTAACTGTCGTTTTTATCGCTGATTATGAAATAGTTAATAAAAACGTGCGCTTATTTGGTAGTTAGCAAACAGCGTACAACTTCAAATTTCCATCTAATCATAGTATTATACCAATAATCGCTTCGTGAGCACGATATTATTTTGATAAACATGCCAAAGTTTTCTTTAAGTTCGTTCATCTTTTCACTAATTAAGCGCATTATTAAACATAATGTTCATTTCCCTGATCGTTTTTTCGATCGCAGCCAAATGCTTGCTGTTAAATTTTCGGCCTAGCTTGATCCGGCTTAAAAGCACTGGATCGATCCCGGCATGTTCACAAAATGCTTTTTGGCTTATGATTTTCCCAATGTCAGAATTGAGTAAATCGGTTAGTTGTTCTTCTGTCATGATTAACGATTTTGGTTAGTGTACTTTGCTTTTCTGGCTTTGTCGATGTCGAATTTGCCTGGTTTTGTCTTTTTCGTTTTCATTTTAGTTATATTTTATTGATTAATTCTATCATTTCTTCAGCATATTCAATATTATTTGTGCGGGTATGTTCATTATATGAATGCACCCATCTATATTGTGGATGAAATTTACTAAAACAAGTACACCCATTTTGCCTAATTGGGCATCCTGGACAATCATCATACCCTTTGCAAAATTCATCACAAAATGGTTCAATTTCTTTTTCTTCAATATTATCGTACATCCATTCAGGATGCTCTATTTTTTTTATAAATTCAGGATGTTTTTCTAAAAACCCAAATTCACTACCATTATTTACGATATATTCCCATTTTAATAGGGTTAGCCGTTTTGCTTCATTTATATCCATCTTAATTGTATTTTAAAGTGAATTTACTACCCATTTTAACTAGATCAGCCCCGCAAGCTTGCTTCATCCCATCAATCATATCCTGCTCGGTTATTTTAAGTGACAATTTTTCCAGGTCGGATTCGTTCAAATCAATTGGGAATTGTCTCCAGATGATTTCTATTATTTCGGATTTCGAATACATATCTTTAGTTTTTAAGATTGTTCTATTTCTTTTAATACTGCTTCAATTTTTACCTGTGCTGATTTATTTCCTAAGTGGTTTGATTCAAATTCATCTATCAAGTTCCACAATTGGTCTTTTTCTTCTGAAGATAACCAATTTAACATTAATTCAAAGTTGTTCATAGTTGTATTTTTAAGGTTTGTTTACATCCCCCGAAGGGGATGGCTCACAATTTTTCCCGGACTGGCCACCGGCAACCATTACATGTAATTTTCATAAAAAGTATCAATTTCTACTTTTTCTATTTTTGTAACCCCCCAAGTGTTTAAAATGGTTACATACTTGCGACCAATAGTTTTGATGTAGATTCCAGCGCTTACTTGATTTTCAGGTATTGCACTGTACTTTTCTTTAATCTCTGTTGATTTTTCTTTTAAAGTTTTCATAGTTGTATTTTTTTTAATTGTTTGATGAAGTAAAGATAATACTTTATTTTGAATTGGCAATTATATTAACCAAATATTTTATGTGTTATAAAACATATTATTTGGTGGGCAAATTGCATATATGCAAATAAATATACATATGTGAAAATAAAATACCGCCCCGGGTGCGCATCTTTGAGAGGCGTGGGCGGTAACTTTAGTTAATACTATGCACCTTCCTGCGGATAACCTTAATTTAACCTTGTTATTTCAGGTTAACCCCGTCGGTATTTCTGGCGCTTCAACGGTATTTTGAGCCATCGGCAGGAATTGAACCCGCGACCCGCTGATTACAGATCAGCCGCTCTGGCCTACTGAGCTACAATGGCAAATTAACTTGTTCATCAATATAATCAGACACTAAATTTAATGCTTTTTCTAAAGCAATTACGGCATCTGTCAATTTAACGTCTGCACCTAATTTTTCAACTTCATAAATAGCTATCCCTATCGCTAATTCAGCAGGTAATTGGCTATCTAACTTAATCCTTCGTGGCATTTCGTTTAACATATTGATATATTTTTAGCAAATGTAATAAAAAAACCGGAAACTTTTGGCAAAATTTCCGGCTGCCTGGTCAAATGATTTTCCGACATCATTCGTTAACGTGGTAAATATAATCAAATATAGATATTTATTTGATAAGTACAAATATATGAGCATAAAAAAAGCCCCGGTCGTTAAACCAGGGCTCAAAATTAAACCTAAAAATATATGAAACCTATGAAAAAAGTATTATTCGTGATTGATTTTATACTTCCCACCACCTTTTTTATTGTCAGGTATCAAGCTGACAGCCCAGGTTAGCAACCTCATAACAACATCGGCATTTTTTGTTGGGATCAAACGATATAAAATATAACATAATATGCCGCTAATTAACGGCCAGTTGTCGGAAATAAACCCAAAGATAGAATCAAATACCGAACCTGATTGGTTGACTACGGTTGTATCTTGCCCGAATGCCGGGGCTGCCATAACCAACAAAGCAACCATTATAAATAATGCCCAATTTTTAAAGTTTTTCATTTCGCTTGTTTTTTTAGTTTATTAAAAATCCTCCCAAATATACGTTTTTTTTCGATATATGGCGTTTTTTCTTTAGCAAATAAATCAATCATAGTCCCGGGACTATCTTTGATTACTTGTTTTCGCAATGATACATTTGTCACCTGATCGGGCGTATTGCCAATTTTGGCCACGTATGATCCCAGAATTGCACCTAATATTATCCCGATTATCAACCCGATTAAAAAAGCTGTCATTTGTCCGCGTCTTTAATATTATACCAAACTTCCTCGCCATTTTCCAAAAGAGGGTAAACTTTATCATAAAATAACTTCATACAATCGGCTGCTGGTGGCACATCTGATCTGTATTCGCCATCAATAATTTTAACTTCAGTTGTAAATCCTTGACAACCTTCTGTATATTGTTCGCTCGTGACTATATGAAAATAAACGCCTGTAAAATTAGGAACATTCAATACTTCAATATGATAATCAAACCAACTACTATACCAATTGCTCGCACGATGTTTTAACGTCAAAGGTGTATCTTCTTTTCTGATCCCTAACCGATAGCGACCGGCTGGAATCCTGGTTTCACCTTTTATTTTAAATACTCTTGGTTCGTCCTCAATGCTAAAAGCAAATGGGTTTTCGTTGTCAAAACTTATTAATCCAAGGGTTGATTTATTTGTGTGCGAAATTCGTTGATTAGTTATTTCCATAATTAATTATTTACCCATTAATTTATCCTTAATAATATTTAGATCGCTTTGGATTTGAGCGTATTGCATGCTTATTTCCTTATGTACTTTTTCGTGATCAATAATCGCCTTATCGGTGTACGATTTAGCACTTTGTAAAGTTGTTTCAATGTCTTTTTTTGAAGCAGTATCATTGATTTTGCTTGCGACATAAACAATTATAGCTACCGCTATTGCGGCGATTACCGTAATTAAAACGGCCTGGAGGATCGGGTGCATGATTGATAAAGTTTTATGGCCCCAAAACACAATAACGCTACCGACCAAATGGATAGTATAGTGTTGATTTCAAAGCTATTAATTGAATTAATGAATTTTTCGTATGATTCATTTATACATCCCCACATAAATCCAAGCCTGATAAAAAAAGTTAAAGATATTGCTATCCTTAAAAAAGCATAGGCATTTTTTTTGAACTGAAGTAATGGAAGGATGGTTAATGTTAAATATAAAAATGTGAATATAAATAATGACCAATGGGTAGATTTAGCTCCCCATTGTTCGTAAATTATCCACGCAAAAGATAAAATAGATAATATTATTATATCTCTATTTTCTTTTTTCATCCCTATGGTTTTTTTGTGGGGATTTCAGGTTGACCAGGAATGGTTGTTGTGGTTACAATTTCGTCGCTGGTTACGGTTTCCGTAGTTGCTACTGATGAGTAATCATTCTCATCTTGCCCGGTCATTAAATCATCGTCTTCGCCCATAATTGTAAATTTTAATTAAGCAAATTTAGCAAATTAAATCCTATGCACACATTTTTTATAACGATTTTTGTATTTATGGTCACGAACGGCATCAATTATGGTATAAGTTAAAAAAAGAGTAGCCGCTCCTGATATAGCAACCAGCATTTGCTGGCCTTCAGTCATGTTCGTGCATACATAGCGATTGACAAGAAAAGTACCACCGACGGCCACTATTCCGATATACACCTTCGGGTCTTCTAAGGTTGACGGTGTTTTCTGAGTTAAGTTATAACTTACCAATTTGGTTTGTTTTTGTTTGTATTCTTTTGAATACTGCCCAAATGAGTTAAAATAAATCAGGCATAATAAGATAAATAGTGATTTTTTCATAGTTTATTTGTTTAATATTTCAATTGCTTCATCTAAAAATTGATCAAAATGTTCCTTAGTGGTTAAATTACATAAGTCATGCTCGGATATTGTGTTTATCGCAGAATAATCAATTTCAAAACCAAAAAGATTATGTTTTACTGTTATTCTATACTTTTCATCAACTTTAACCAATTCATCCATGCTATCTTCGTCTTGAAAATTCAAATAAATAGGATATTCCAATCCAGATTCAAAATAAGTTGTTATTGTTTTTCTTATAATTACCTTTGACATATCGTTTAAATTTTAACCAAAATTACTAATTTAAACAATATGAAAAATGTGTTTAATAGCATCATTCATAAGTAGGGTCGTTGTCGTAATAACACCACGCACCAGTTGTTAATCCAGCCCACGTTGCATTGTCGGTAACTTCTGGGATTGCATCACCATTGTTCAGGTGCTTGCATTTCCAATTTGATGCCGTCCAATATTGAGTGCCTATCAAAACGACTGAATATACGTTCCCATCGTAATCGGTTACTGTTGTCGGTGTTCCTAATCCTGTGTATATTAGTCGAACAGACGTGCCTGATTTTAACACTGATGTGAATTCAACACATTGTGCATTGAAATAGGTAGGTTTTCTGACATAATATGTAGATCCTGACAAATTGTTTATAAATAAATGCAAATACTCTTTTAATTGTGAAAAAGTTCCATTTTCATCTCTAATCCCAGATCCTAAAGCATTAAATTGACTTGAATTGTCAGCTCCTGAATTTGGAGTATTCCAGTGATTCAGCCCCGATTCTTTCATCTTGCCTCCGGCAATAGAAGATCCACCTAATTCAGCTATTAACGCATCGTAATCTGCCCTCTCGGGTACTTTCCAATCTGTAGGCGCAAAATTAGCATCGCTAGCAGCATACCAATTATATAATAATCCATATCCTAATGTTTCCGAATCATCAGTAAATTGATTATGCCCATAAAACATTTGCCCACTCGATATTAGCGAGGCAAAGACAACCAAAAATATTAAAATTACCTTTCTCATATTAGTTATAATTTTTCCCATAGTTAATATAAAGGTTAGTACCATCATAGGTATAGCTTATAATGTCTATGCTATTTGCAGTCGTGCTTAAAGTGACGACACCAGCCCCGCCATTGATCACTTTAGGAGTTGGAGAAATGGTTATTGTCCGGCCACCCGTCCCATCCTGGATCACGATTATATTACCTTCATCTCCATTGGTCAAATTTGATAAAGTCAAGGCGCAATTTCCGGTAAGGGTTATTTTAGCATTCGCCCCAATGTTGGTGTTCATCGTTACCGAGGCGGCATAAGTCAGCGTTTGATGTGCTTTTGTAACTTCGGGTGTAGATAAGTGTTTATTGAACTCAAATAAGTCCTTTGAACTGTTTAGTTTAATTGAACTGGTCGCATTTTCGACAAGCAAGACACTCGTGGTATATTTTTTAAGGTGTAAAAGGGTGTCACAGTAATCAGCTTGTGAAATTAATGGAATAGTCCTATAACCGTATGAAATAAAATTAGCCGTTATCCCATCATTAGCATCATTTTCGCCTTGAAAATTAGTCGAATAACGCCCGGACGAATAGGAGTAAAAAGAAACAGCACTTTCGGCGGTGGTTGTTGATTGTACATTCCCTACACTATTATTTCCAGTTACTTCCAAAACGCCGCTCATAGTTATTTTTTCTGATCCGTTTGTTGTAACGAATTTCAGCAATCCTGTTTTTTCGCTTGCATCAAAAGATAAAGCACTTGTCTGGTTGTCGTAAAGTAGCCAGTTTGGGGCGGTGGTTAAACTTGAAATATCCCCACCGGCCAAAGAAATAGCATAATTTCCATTGCCATTGACTGCCCGGCAACTCATCCCTACATTAACACCTCCCGAATGAGTATCTTCTGAACGAAAATAACCACCTATTGATGCGCCAGTGTCTCCTGATGCTGAAACTTTACCTACACCGGCAACGCCTCTACCTTGGTTAGCCGCATTAGTAGATGCCACCCCGCCAACGCCTGTACCTGTATCTGAAGTTCCGGCAATTGCTTCTCCAATAGTACCAATGTTTCCCGTGTACGTGTGTCCTGTGTTACCTTTTGACGAAATAAAATTAGCAAGCGGAAAATCAGTTAAACTGGCATTTGTACCTATCAAAATAGGTTTGTTAAATAGAAACGAATTTTTAGAACTGTTAAAATTTACAGATGAAGTTGAATTTAATACTCCAAGCACTTCAGTTGTTGATTTATACAACTGCAAAATGGTATCGCAATGTAGCGAATATGCCCACATAGGTATCGTCCTGTATCCATATGATGAAAATTGCGAAACAAAACCGTCATTTCCATAATTTTCACCCCAGAAATTTACCGAAGCATTTCCTGAATTATATCCATAAAATCCTTTAGCACTTGATCCAGTCCCATAACTATAATATGATAATGAATTACTACCAGTATTAGTTGCCTGATAAGCTCCATTACTAGTCTCGTCAATATTTATGATACCGTTTTCGAAAGTTTTTGTTTCAAAAATAGTATCTATTGTTGTTTTATAAACAATATTGGCGGTATCTAATGATGTAATTGATTGACTGTCAATTGTTATTGTTCCACCTTCAGCAATATTAATGCCTTTAACAAATAGATGCTTATTGAAAGTATAAGCATCTTGGTTGGTTCTGAATTTGACTGAATCCTGATATATTTCAATCAAAGACGAATCATTACCGGCTTTATAAATTTGCAACAAATCCAAATACGGCAATTTGCCTATGTTCGTAGAAACAGGGACAACGCCCTGAGAAAATGCCCCAAATGAGGCTAAAATTAAAAGTGATAAGATAAATTTTTTCATATTATTTATATTTAACATTAATTAACTCATTATTTTGAATTGGATGGTACATTGTATATTGGCAAATATTTTAACCAAATGTGAAGTGGATATTGTTTGTTGATTATTAGATAGTTACGCGTTTTAGTTGTTTTTCTCGTTTTCATTGTTTTAGTTATTTGCTAAGTTGTTGATTATTAGTGTGTTTAGTTTGGTTAATATTATTGCCTTTTACGTTTGTTTATAATCCGTAAATATAAGACCTCAAAGAAGGTATGTGAGTTTCAAGCCTACCTCCGATATTCCTGGCAATGATAAATTCATACGTACCAGTTGGTGGGGTTGCGCCCTCAACGTAAGCGGATAAAGACGAAACAACCGAATAAGAAAAGGCAGTAGTTGCTATTGTATAAGTTAACTTTATCCCACCGCCATCCGGTATGTCTGAAATGGTAGCCGTCAATACATCATACGCCGAGAAGTCTGGCATTGCAATAGTACCAGCTGGGAAAATTACCGACAAAACAGTACTGACTTCGGTGACTGTTAATAAATCATCGTATTTGAACAATGTCCTATTTGCCCGCTTATTGAAATCGATAAGCTTTTTTAATTCTGCCCCCTGGGTTGCCGCAAGTGCATTGGTAGCCGTCAATGATGTTAAATTATCTTCAATCGTTGTGAAGAATTTACCAGCTGCGACCTTGTAGTTTTTCCCTAAGTGAGTCAACAAAAGATAATCAGTAATCGCAATATCTTCAGGTGCAAGCAAATCTTCTTCTACTATCGTATTTGCCTCAACTGTAAATGTGTAGGTTAGGCCATCTTCTCCGGTTAGTATTATTGTTTTTGTTGCCATTTTATTGATGTATGTTTATTTCAAATATCCAATCTTGACCAGACAAACCATTCGCAAAATATATATCTCCTGACGCATCGATATATCCAGCAGCTGATTGCGTTCCCGTTAAAACGGTATTTGTCCCGCTAAAATAAACAATATAACCAGGGCTTATATATCCAGTAATATTACATAATTTTTTAGCATTACTTAATACAACGGCATTCGTCATTGTCACTGATCCGTGAATTATCATTATGCCACCTCTAATATATCCATTTAAAACATGTGTAGTAAATTCAGCATCAATATCGGTATAATCAAAAACAACAGCAGTATTGGTTGTCGCTAATTTATACGTCCATGGATGATAATCAAGTGTAGGCGTATAGACTGTTTTATTATCAATACCTAAAGTTTGCTTTTGTAAATTCTGAATAAATAAAATAGATCCAATAGATATTATCCTAAAATAAAGCGTTGTTAGTGTTGAATTAAAATAATCAACAGTTCCACTTGCGAAAGCAATAGTTAAAGTACTTCCCTTTGTTATTTTTAGAAAAACCTCACTGTCGGTTGGGATGTTGGTTAATGTTATAGTACCTGTAACTCCTATAATAAGCGGATTTATTGTTAAATTAATTTGCTCTATCTTAAAAAACGACAAAGTACCTGTAGCAGAATCAGTCCAACTTACTGAACTATTAACCCGGGTGTTCAAAATAGTATTTAATGTCTGCTGTTCGGTTTCTGGCGTCGTACCGCTTGGGTGGTCTAATTCTATGACATATCCCAAATCTTTTCCTGCTTTTTCTTCAAGCTCTGAAATTCTTTTTCCCATAATATTAATTATTATATGTTCGTTCCGTTAATCCTGTTGACCTATCATCTAATCCAGTTGACCTATATTCATCTTCAAATACAGGGTTAGTACCTGTAAATTCTTCATCCTCTGCAAAGTTATAGTAATTTTTCTGGGTTAATTTTATTTTTGAAGGATAAAGACAGTTATGTGTTGCTTCAAAATCCCAGCTTTCATTAGTACCGAACTCAACCCCGTTGACCCAAAATGATTCGTGGCCAATAGCCAATTCCAAAACAGTTTGTACATATTCCGGGACTAAATCGACTTGCAAAAGTCTTTGGTTTTTAGGCAATGAATATGTATTTTCAACATTGCCGTCCGTATCTTCGTACACGCTATTTTCATTACCACTCAATTTGCGTTTTATTTCACCTACAATCCTTAAGGTAGCGTTTTGAGCATCCCATATAAAAGGGTCGTTTAGCGAATCTGAACCAAACCACTCTATTTTTAGCCCCGGGCAATCTTGTTCCACGTGGAACGCTTCGCTCTCAAAAGTAAGTATAGGCTTTAAAATCTCATAACAATAAATCTGAACGTAATAATCACCGCTCAACGAATTCAAATCAATATCTGTTTGATAAAGTCTTGACCCGTAAAATTCGCTGGTAGAATCATAGCTCAAAAGCAATGTCTTTGAAAGCGTACCAATTATCGTCCCGGTACTCGAATAAAGGGTAATTGTAAATTCTGAATAGTCAGTTCTGTATTGAAAAAATGCCGGATCGGTCTGGTCAAATGAAAAATAATATGGCTCATCAAACTGCCTATCTTGGTACTCGTAATCCCGGAAAAACCTAGTCTTTTCGGTCTGCATCTTCAAAAGATAGTCTTCTTTTCTGACAAAACTAAAAGGCGTATTCGGTAATATATTAAACTTTGCCATATTGCAAATTTAAGTTAATTCTATCAAATAATTCAAATCATCCACGTATATTAACCCATCGTGATTAATGAGTAGTTTAAATGCTCCAATGTCTGGCGGGAAACATTCAAAGCCACTCCAATTTGTAGGCTCGTTTTTTACCGGTTCGCTGGTTATCGTATCAATAGCCATAAAGATTACTTCCTCTGTTATCCTGTCGGTTAACCGTAATATCCCGCCCGGATTGGCTTCTAATAATAGCCACATCGCACTTGTCACCGGTGCGTTAAATCCGATTTTATAACCGCTCAAAACAGGTGCGCCCAAACGACTATTAAGTATGTTTTTGTTTTCGTAAAGTATTTCTGTTTCACCTGTTTTTAAAGTGCCTAAATCAGTGACAAATGATGATTTTGCATAGATTAAATTATATGATGGGTATTTCCAAAGCCCTACATTTAGCCAAAAACCCCACCTTAGTAATGCCCTGGCCGGGGTTAAATTTAAGTTCATTGGAGTTGTGATTAAAGGAATTCCTTCAATTGGCAATGTAAACCCTTCTGTTGTTAACTGCATTAGATTACCGTCACCATCTTTGATAAGGTCTATAACAAAATTATAACCATCCCATTCCGTGTCAGTTGTCGAATATTCCAACAACGGATAACGCCGGCAAAATTCAACAGCATAACAGGCAGTTTTGTAATCAGTGATCAATTCTAAAGGGTTATCGACCGGTTTTATACAAGTCGAAAATTCGGACGTACCGCAATACTCTTCCAACCCTGATGTTTTTTCGTATGCTTCGACCTCACATCCCAATTTAACCGAATTGAAATATAAATCAGTAGCCCTTTCTTTAGTAAAGGATTTCATTTCTATTGGTGGAATGTCGGCTATTATTGTATCGTTAAAAAAGTCCTCACGTTTTTTGATCACTACCTTTTCTATCCCGTCAATAGTTTCGATAGTCCACCCAAGGCACTTGTTTTTATTGTAAAAATCAAATAGTTTTTCGAAGGTAAATGTAAGTTGTGCAACTTTTACAGCATCGGGGCCGATTACATTTCCTTGCGGAAAATTACGCAATAACATGCCGTTCGTTAACCCAATGTAGGCATATTCACCCTCGCTTGTGTAACCCAAATCAGTACGCCCAAATATTTCAGAATAAAAAGCATCGGGTACACCGGTGATACCTTCGATTACCCGGCTAAACGCCTCGTGAGGTAAGATAAATTTTGTATAAGTTATATTATATTTGTCGCTATAATCTAATGATATGTAGCTATTTGCCAATACGGTTAAATTACTTTGAGCATTCGTTAATGCGTTAATGGCGTAATGGTAGGCATATAAAAGCAAACCCTCGTTTGGTTCTAAATCAATTGTTCCATCTGTCGCAAATAAATAATTAAACAATGGCCCCGTGTAATTAGTTTGCTCATATACCTTAACGAAACTCGCTCCAATCGGATTCCCATCAATATCAAATACAGCCTTATAAAGAACAATCCTCAAATCCCAGTCGTTTGGCTGGATGGATAATGTACTTCGATGATTGACCAATAAATTAATATCATAAGTTACACGTGCGTATCCATTCGTGTAAAAAAAGCAATCGGTTGTACTCGCAGAATTAATGATCGTATAAACAGCCCCGCCAAACTCAAGTGCCGCAACCTCTTGCACAACTGGGTTAATGTATGCTGTTGTAATTCCTAAAACAACATTACGAGGGCTGTCAGTAGTTGAATATGTTTGTTCGTCAATAATATAAGGTACTCCTTTATCAGCTACATCAATCCCAAATACTTTAATCGTCCGGTAACCGTCCGTATCATGGAAAGTATTGCCACCACCAAAATCAGAATCAATGGAAGGATAAGGATCAATAGCCGTGCCGTCAACTGTTTCTAACCTATCGTAAGGCACTTCAATTGCTTTGCGGGCATCTAAAACCTGTTCAAACCCGGACGCAACCAAGGATATTTTAACCCCTTTACCATATTCGGTCGAATAACTAAAAGTCGTGAAGTCAAACTTAAGGTAACTTTCTTGCTCGTAAATGCCGGTTTTACCATTCAACCGCTCAACTTTTAACCAAACATCGGCATTGATCCCGTCTGTCGTTTCGATTGAATCAAGCAAATCAAACCCATCTTTGATAAAAGTCAAATCTGATGTAAATTTTCTGAACAACCCGATAGCCGACATTGAACGGGTAATCGCCCGGTTGCGCTTATCCCACCCGACCGGGGCATGTTCCAGAACCGTTGAAACGGAATTATAAATTATGGTAAATTGATGGGTATGTTTCATCGTCTGCTTCTTTCAAGTCGTTTGTCGAATTTAGCATCATAGCGATTAATGATGTTAACGGTCGGTTTACTTTCCCTCACCGATCTATTCAAAGCATCTAATCTTCTTTCAATGCCTATGGTTGACATTCCAGACATTTGGCTTGCGGCCAGCATTTTTTGAGTTTCTTCGTGAGGAAATATTTCGGCATGCTCATATTTAGACCCGGAATAAATCTTTGGTTTGGTGGCCAATTCATACCCTCCGCTAGCTAGTTTCATTAACTCATAACCAGCTTCACCGGCTAAGAAAGTACGGGCTGCGTCATCTGTACCTTCAGCATATGCCGGCATTACAGGAGGCTTTTGGGCTAAAACAATCCCCGCCTGTAATACTGCCATTGCTGCATAAAATCCAGTCAACGCCGGAGCTTCAACACTATTAACAGCCGCCGCAATTGCTATGTCTGCAATTGCCTTTTGTTGAGATAATTTAAACTCTTTAAGTTGTATTTGATATTTTTTGATGGCATATTCACGCTCTAATTTATCGGTATTCTTACCAAGATTGCTTTCGCTTTCAATTCTTGACTGATAATATACATCCAAAGCATCCATTTCCTGGCTCAATCGTAGTTCCTGGATGCTAAAAATAGTATCAGATGTTTGTTTTACAAGAGAATGAATAGCATCTTGCTTTTGTTTTTCTAATGCTATTTCTTTTTGCGCTGCATCTTCATCGTCTTGTGCTTTTTTATCTAAAAATTTTTTATTTTCTTTATATCTTTTTTTCATCCCATCAGATAATCCTACAGTCAATGTTTCATCTGTTTTCAAACGTTCATTCATTTGCTCTTTTATAAAAGCAGTTATCTGTAATTCGTTTTCATAATGAACATTAGTCAAGTTTTTTAAATTATCTTTTCTTGCAGCAACTTCATTTTTTAAATTTTCTTCAATCATAGTGCTTCTTTTTGTTGAAGCTTTCATTGTATTTTCTAATGCTGATTGCTCGGCTGATTTCATTACCTCGTATGTGGCTACGATCCTATCCCTTGTTTTATCGTCTAATTGAGCCATATTTTCAATAACTTCTCGATAATGCAATTCTTGTTCTGATGCAGGATTTTTTAACATTTCAGTCAATTGTTTCATTGATTCTTCCATGTATTCCTGCGATGTTTTACCGTATTGCAATTCTAATTTTTCAAGTTTCTTTTGGTTTGCTTCGTATTCTTCATTTTTCTTTTCGTCATATTCCGTAAATGCCTCATAATTAGTTATGTAATCCATTATTTCAGCTTCACTTAATTTACTCCTTTCGCTTGCTATTACTATTTCTGCCCTAAATGCCTGTTTAGCAACACGTGTCCGCTTGTCCGATAATTCTTGCTCTTTTGCGATATATTTATCAATAGCTGAAATCCTTTCGGTATTTGATTTTGTATTGTCTTTATATATTTTTTCTAATGCCAGTAATTCATCTTTTGCATTTGACTCAGCAACCCTTAAGGCTAATTGCCTATCTCCAAGGTCGTCCAATAATGCTGCATATTCCCTGCCGGCTGCTACTGCATCTTTAAAATTTTGTATTAAATTTTCAAACGTAAGTCCACCGGTTGCCATTCCCCTAAGAAATGAGTTAAAACCTTCTTTTAAACCACCCGTAACAATTGCGAATTTATCAGCCGTTGTTTGGATTGATTCTATTGATTGTTTTGCAATATCAATACCTTTTTTAAATAACTCAATTCCACCAACCGCCAAACCCAAAGCCCCGGCTGCTTTCATTATTCCCTGAAAGTATTTACCTACACTATTCGAAGCAGGTGCGCCGGTCGTATCGTTGACCCTTTTTAGTTCGGCTTGTAATTTATTTGCTTTAGCGGCTGCAACTGTTGCCTGTTCGCTCGTTTTGCCGTATTGAACTGCCATTTCTCGAGCATATTTAACCGCTTCGCTTGTTGTTTTCTTTAATTTTTCATATTCTGAATTTTGTTTTTTTGTTATCTCAATATCTTTTTCTTTCTGTTTTACTTTTTTAGCTTCAACAGTTACAAGTCTTTCAGTTTCCTTTGCTAAAGCTTGTTCATTTTTGATAGCCTGCGCATCGGTTTGAAGCTTTAATTTATTGAGTTTTTCAAGTTCCTGTTCTTCTTTGATTTGAACACGGGTTTTGTCCGAAATCATATCGTAAACCTTACCCAATTCGGCATACTTCGTAGCAGCCGTTTCGAGCATCTTTATAAATTGCTCCCCTTGTTTGATCGCTTCGGGCGAAAGTAGTTCGTTAATCTCGGCCATTACGCTGGTTTTTTAGGTAACTTTTTCATTGCTAAATCGTGATAACCTTTGAGTTTAAATAGTTTTTCCCTTCCAATCGGATAGCCTAATAAATCCTCAATTCTCATCACGTGTTCGACTGTTGACATTTTTTGATCTTGTACGGGTTGCTTAAACCTATCAGTCAATTGTTTAAGCAATATCTTTAGTTTTTGTATCTTGTCTGTTATTTCACCTATGTTTTCAGGAGAATATTCATGTTTAAAATGCTTTTCAAATATGGCTAACATATCCTTTCGAGGTTCAATCATCCCGCCTACTATAAAAGATTTGTACATCAAAATGTACAGGTTTATTTTGGCCTCTAAATGCGTGATCATTGTCTTGTCATACATCAAATATTTAGCCTCTTTTTTATTTATCTTCGAGGCCATTTTTCTATTTAGTTTATTGATTGCTTTAACAAGGTATTTTTCAGGCCACGGGTATTTTATCAAAAGAATAGCAGTAGGGTTTTCTTCGAGTTGACAAAATTCGTCAATAATTAAAGTATAGTATCCTTTATAAATCATCCGTGTAATTGTTTTGCGTATTCTTCTAAGTATTTAGGGGTTATTATTTTCCTTGCTTGATCTTTGCTTGTTTCATTATATTCGAATATTTCAAGACTATAACGACCTTGTAAGTCCATTGTCTTTGAATCTGAACTGGTGAAATTATACTCATCCGACCCAATGAATATAAATATTCCTTTTTGAAAATTACCTATTACATAAAAATCAGCCCTTCCTTCTGCAAAATATGTAGGTAATGTTTCTTTGTATTTCAAATAACCGGGAGAATAAAGAGGGGTTTCGCCTTTACTAGTAAAACCGCCTCTCATTTGGTATCTTAAAATGTCGCAAAGATATTTTTCATTATCCCTAATAATTGTGATCAAAATAGCCTTAGTGTCGATCTTTTGCAACCGGTCTAAGAGCTGTTTGATTTTATTATCAGGATTTATGTTCGACATCTTTTTTTGTAGTTTTCTTTTCGATTATACCGCCAATTTTTTCGTAGGCTGCCTCGAAATCACCGTAAAACCCTACACCTTCCAGAAATGATTTAAACTTTGGAAAATCAAGGCTTTTGTATGTAGGGCTAACCTCTGCCAGCCCTACATCCTTAGTTTTTTCAACCGACATTTAAGGCACTTTTAAAGTGATTATTTCGGTCATTGTATTAAATATTGCAGATGTTTTTTTATGCAATTTGAATTTAATCCAATCGCCTGAAACTAAAGTAACCGGGCTGGACCCCTTTGTGATGGTTAAAGCAGATACGCCCGATGAAGGAGCACCAACGGTAACAGCGGCACTAACCATAGTAGTCCCGGTAACAGAATCATAGCTATCAATAATGGTAGCAGTCAAAGTATCAGTTACCAAAGCAGTTTTGTCAGCAAGGGCAAACAAAGTAATATTGATGTTAGTTGCTGCATAAGTCGAAGCGACCATGGTATAACCCAAAGCGGTTGGATTCAGTGCTAAATAATCAGCCAGCGGATCGACCAACTCAACAATTTCAACATCTTTAAACTGGTCTACATTTTCCCAATCCAGCCTTAAAGTGTATTGTTTTGTTTTGTCGGTTAATCCGGGAATCCCGGTGGGGACTGCGGATGCTTGTGCTAGAAACCCGCAATAAGTACCATTGCTGTTTTTATGCAGCAATTTATGTCCACTACCCAAATACAATTCGCAATAATAACGGCCACCTGTAAAGTTTTTGACGGCTGAATTATGCGACCACGGGTTTGAATCAAGATAAACGATAATTCCACCAGGGGTAAATCTAGTTACCCGGTTTGCACCAAATCCGGTACTTTCGGTAACTGCTTCTGGCTTGGTTGCTTCTAAATCCTGAAAACTTTGTGTAATGTGCATTGATAATGCAGTATCGACCCATGCCTTACATCCAGCTGTTGATTTTGCAGCGGTCAAATTAGCATAGGTATTGTTGACGTTTGAAATCCCCAACATTTTAGGATCACCGTAATACTCGATGATAGGGGACATTCCTAAAGGTAAAGCGCTCATAATATGTTTTTTAAATTAATTTAAAATTTGCTTGTGCTGAAATACTCGCATACATCTTAACGTAAGTAAGCGCGCTGGTATTAATCATGCCATCAATCAACCAGTAATCGAATTGATACCCGGTATTTGGGATAGCATTTATAGGGACAATTACAGGATTGTTTTTTGAATGAGGGTGCGAATAAACACCGGCAACCGGTAAAGTAGTACCATTTGATCCGGCCAATATTGTTAAGTCAACCGAACTTATAGGAGTACCAACACTTACCTCATTTAATGGTATCGACCCGTCAATCCTAAACATCGCAAATGGCTGCATATCATGCTTATTTTGACTTGATCCTTTCCAATATGAAAACGATTCTTTTCCAATCACGGTGTTTTGATACCGGAAAGCTGAGAACCTCAACACGTCCGAAATATCACGGGCTGCAACCTCGAAAGCATCCCTATTATCTTCTGTTGGATAAAGTTTCAAAAGATTTGCATAAATATACAACTGTACGCTTATCGGCTCTCCATTTCGTTTATTAGCCGGTAAAATCCTCCAAAATAATTGAGCATCGTTTTTGCCATCTAACAAAACCTCTGAATACCTATCAATAGTTGCAATAGTAGGTATAACCCCATTTTCAGAAGCGACCTCGAAAACCCGGCCATAAAACACAACGGTTTTTCCTAACCATAATTTTGCAGTCAGTAAATCGTTGATGTTTTTTATTGCCAAGTCAATTCCAATCATATAGAGCTAATTGTGTAAGCGTCCTTTTCATTTTCCAAAAATGCAGAATCTTTGTAGCCTAATTTTTCAATCGTGGCC